CAAGAACAGACAGGTTATCCCTCGGACGTTTTGGAGTTTGACGACCTGCCCGATTCCAAATTCATACACAACCTTGACAAAAACAGCGAAGTGTCAAGGCAGGGCGGCTCGTTCAAAGGCAACTGGTGCAACGGTGCGCCGGCTAAGTTCGGTAGTACGGTCGGCAAGCGTCCTTCGCATGTGGACTATTACATTCAAGAGCAAACGGGCTATCCGTCGGATGTACTCGAATACAAAGTGCCGCACTCAGCCGCCAAAGTTCACCCGTCTCAAAAGCCCGTTGACTTACTTGAGTTCCTTATCCGCACTTATACCGACGAAGGCGAAACGGTACTTGACGCGACGATGGGGTCCGGAAGCACGGGCGTTGCGGCGGTAAATGCCAAACGTGACTTTATCGGCTTTGAACTTAGCGAAAAGTTTTTTGACATCGCGAAGGCACGCATAGACAAGGCGATTGTCGAACGTGAGCAGTCGCTTTTTTGATTGAGAGGAGGTGAGGATTTGGAAGAAGAAACTTTGGGCAATGCACCGGAGCCGGAAGAACAAAGAGATTCCAAAGACATGTTGCGGCAATGCCGCAAATGGTTTCAAGCCGCCGTAGACCACGGCGAAGACTGGCGCAGGGAAGCGCGGGAAGATTACGAGTTTGTGGCGGGCAAGCAGTGGACGGATGACGAAATTGCCGCCTTTCAAGAAGACCACAGACCTGTCATCACAATCAACCGCATTAAACCGCTGTTGAACATTCTTTCGGGCTATCAGCGTTTGAATCGCTATGACATAGACTTTTTGGCGCGGACGAATGACGATGTGGATTTGTGCCAGATTCGGGCGGGCGTTACGAAGTATGTCATGGACAGGTGCGACTACGACGCCATTGAATCGCATGTATTTCTGGACTGTGCGATAGGCGGGCTGGGCTGGTTTTGGACCGGATACAGGTTCGATTCCGAGATACAAGACGGCGAAGCGGTGATTGAACGCGTTGACCCGTTTGGGATTTACGTTGACCCTGAGGCGCACGAAACGGATTTTTCCGACGCAAGGTTTATCTGCCGTGCGAAGTGGGTTGCCAAAGATGAATTGAAGGCGGTATATCCCGAACAGGCGGACGCGATTGAAAACAACTTTGCGGTCTATGATTCGGCGGAGCTTGACAACGAAGAGCGACCTGACATTGACCCGCTGTATTGGTCAAGTGAGCTTAAGAAAGTTCGAGTGGTTGAATGCTGGTACAAGGAGCGCACAAGCACAACGGTTTTCATAGCCGCAAACGGGCAGGAACTGCCGCAAGAGCAAGTAACGCCCGAAATGATTCAATCGGGAATGATACAAGACACTCGCGATATTCAACGCGATGAAGTCAAGCTTTGCGTCTTCTTCGACAATACCCTTTTGGAAGAGATACCCAGCCCGTATGAGCATGGTGAGTTTCCGTATGTCCCGATGGTTTATCACCATTACGGGGTAGGCGACGTGCCTGCGGGATTCGTAAGAGACTTGAAAGACCCGCAACGCGAGATAAACAAGCGGCGCATACAGGAACTGCATTTGCTCAACACTTCTGCAAACGGCGGCGGCTGGATTGAAGACGGCGTAATGACGCCTGACCAAGAGAGCGAATTCAAACGCATGAACAACGTACCGGGGCATTATCAGAAGATTGTACCGGGCGGCTTGCAGAGGATTATGGAACGCGAGCCGAAGAATCCGCCTGCGGCAATAATTCAAGCCGAGCAACAGGCGACGGACGATTTGCGTACAATCAGCGGCATTAACGAAAGCTTGCTGGGTGTGGATATTCCGAGCCAATCAAGCGGTCGTGCGATTGAACTTCGCCAAAAGCAGGCAGTCACTCATCTTGCCGTTATCTTTGACAATCTGCGCCATGCCAAGAAAAAAATCGCCAATCTCCTTTGGGGACGGCGAGGGCACAAGGGGCTTATACCGCAGTATTACACGGCGGAAAAGACCTATCGCATTGAGGGCGAAAACGGACAGCAATTTGTGACAGTGAATCAGCAGGTTGTACAGCAAGACCCGATTGCAGGCTTGATTGTGCATACACTCAACGATTTGTCGCAAGGTGAGTTTGACATTGTGATTGGCGATGTTGTGGCAAGTGCAACACAACGTCAAGCGCAGATGTGGAGCTTGATAGACGCGATAAGCAAGTTGCAGATACCTGCGGATTTGATTTTCGATACCGTTGTCGAGCTGTCCGACCTGCCGAAGAAAAACGACATCAAGGCACGTTGGCAACAACGTCAGCAGCAACAGCAACAGCAGGCTCAGCAACAATGGCAGGCGCAGCTTGAGCTTGAGCGTGTCAAGAACGCGGACTTCAGAATGCAGTTTGCGTTCAAAGACGCGCCACTCCCGATTCAGTTTGCAATGGCGGCGAAAGCAGAACTTATCGACCCGCGCATTGCGGACTATTTCATAAATGTCATGATTCAGCAAATGGCACCACAACTGGCGGCACAAATGCAAGGTGCACAACAGCAAGGGCAACCGCCGTGGCAAATGCCAATGCCGAATCCGCCACCGCCACTTCAGCCGCAACAACAACCGCAACCTGCGCAACAGCAGCCTGAAATGACGGCGCAACAACAACAAGCAATGATAGACGGCTTTACGCCGGGAGCAATGTGAGGAGAATGAAAAATGGTAACAACAGCAAAAGTCGAAGCTTATAGCGTTCCGGAGGCAGTGGCGAAGGTTGACGCTATACACAAGGCGTTTGGTACAAGAGTTGACGTTGACATTGCGATTTTGGCAACGGAAGACGAAGAAGAGGCAATTCGCTTGGGATACTCGTTCCCGTGGCTGAAGGGCAACAAAACACAGGGGGAAGGCACCGCGACAAGAAAAGTGGGAGCAATCCAGTTTGCACAGTTTGACGGCATTGGCAACCAACCGCAAAGGGTTGCAAGTGCGGCGTCAGAGATTGAACATGCGGCACTTATGGGCGCAACTTACAAGCCGATTCTTTACATCGGCGAGCAGATTGTTAGTGGCACAAAGTACTGGTTCATTTGTGAACAGACGCTTGTAACGGCGATTCCCGAAAAACACATTGTCAAGCTTGCGGTCAACGAATTCCAAGGCAACTTCGAGCTGGTCGGCAAATCACTCGAAGTGATTTTTTAAGAGGCAACGCGGAGGGAGCGACAATGGCGGCGGACAAGAAGCCCGTGCAGGGCAAGAAGGCAGAGTTCGAGAACGCAGTTTATGAATTGGGGCTTGCGCTGATTGAAGCGTACCGCAAGGGCGCATACAACAATCTCAATCCCCCGCAACTGATTCTCGGAACGATAGCCGAGATATTCAAGATAGCGAAAACGGATGACGAGCGCGGCTAAGCACCGCGCTTTTTAAGTGCCGCCGACTATACGGGCGTTAAAACAAAGGAGCGATACAAATGTTTGAATTTGACTTGCAACGTTTTGATGACGACGGAGCCGACCAAGGCGAAAGCGCAGATGTGCCGCAAGAAGGCGGTGAGGAAGAACCGCTACCGGAAGAATTGAGCGGCTTGCCGGAAGATATTGCACGAGACACATTCGCCGAATGGAAAGCGTCACAGCCGAAAGAAGACGCGCAAGAGACACCGAAGCCGCAGACGGAAGAATCCGTACCGTATGCGCGTTTCAAAGAAAAGGTTGACGAAACCAATCAGCTGAAAGCACAGCTCGCCGAATATCAGCGGCGTATGCAACAGCAACCTGCACAGCCCCCGCCACAACCGCGCCAACCTCAACCCGCCCAGTCGCAGATGAAAATCACGCCGGAGATTGCAAAGAAAATCAATGACGCAATCGACGCGGAAGCAAAAGCCATGTGCGGCTTGAGCAAAGAAGAATTGGAAAATTTGGAGTTTGCCGACGACGATGACCCCAAGCTTATGCAGTGGAATCAATCCAAGGCATTGGCACGCGGCAAAGTCTTCATGGCAATCCAGCAAGCGCAACTTGAACAGCGTCAACAAGCGCAACAGTTCCTTGCCACTCATCAAGCGGCGGTACAGTCTTACAACGACTACGTTGCCAAAGAAGTCGCCACGAACCCGAACATGCCGGAAATACAAAATTTCGCGGCAAATGAATTCTTTGCACAACTCCCGCCCGCCGAGCAGAGGATTGTGGCGGACAGTTATCTGCGTGTTGAACGCCAAATCGCCTCGCCTGCAGAGATTTTCGTTGTGAGGAATTACTACGAGCGGGCAAAGGCGGCGTTCCTGTCGCGTGCAAACAAAGCAAAGCAACCTGCTAAAACTGCGGCGGAGCGTTCGCAACAAGCGGCGGCATTGCCGCGCTCCGACCAACTCAAAGGCGCGGCGGCTACAAGCGGCACACAACTCAGTGCGGCGGACATTGAAAAATTATTGGAGCGTGACTTCACCACACTAGACTCCAAAACCCAGCACGCAATGTTGGGGCTACTTTGAAAGGAATGATACAAAATGGCATATCAGCCCACTTTCGGAAACACGACCATTGATTCCGCGTTAATTCTCAAGGCTTGGGCGAAAAGCACGTGGGATTTCGGCAAGAAAGAATCCTATTTCTCCCGCTTCATGGGTACCGACCGCGACAGCATTGTGCAGGTACATGAAGACCTCAGCCGCGGCAAAGGTACAAGCATTGAAGTTTCCTTGCTCATGCCTTTGAACGGCGCAGGCGTTATCGAAGACAACACGATGGAAGGCAACGAAGAAAAGATGAACTATCGCTCCTGCGAAGTCACCTTGAGCCGTGTCCGTAACGCCGTTCGCCTCAAAGGTCGCTTTGAAGAACAGAAGACGCAAGAAAAAATGCGCCAAGACATGCGCAAGGTTTTGTCCAACTGGCTCGGTCG